AGGCCTCCCTAAATGCCATACCACAAGACTATATCTTGTGCCTGATGTCACTGGTTTTACTCTATGCCAAACGTGACTTGGAAATACGATAATAGATCCTTTTGGTAATATTTCTTTACATTGTATTCTATGCTTCGACTCATCTCTCATATGTGGATCATAATTTCTAAAATCAAATTCTAATTCACCGCCCTTATATTCTGAACCATCTGTTAGTTGACAAGTCATAGAGAGTTTTCTAATTCTGCCGTGTTCCGCATGATTAGGATCTCCTCTGTCATAAGGTTTATCCCAACTATCACAGTGCCAATCATAATATTGATTTAATTTATATTTTGTAAACTGGCAATTTTCTGATCTTTCCCAATCAAAATTCCAACCGGCTAATTTATTGGCTCTATGTACATAAGGATGTAATTCTTTGTAAATCCAAAGATCATTTAGCCATACTAAATCTGATTTTCTTTTTCTTTGCAGATTCTTAACTTCTTCTTTATTTAACTCTTTATCACCGTATCCACCAGTTCTAGCCATGACTTCTTTCTTTGAATTAGCATATGCAATAACTTCATCACAAAATTTGTGTGTAAGAGCACTTTTAAAATACCAGTAATAATTAGATAAATTCATATGTTATGGTTTGTACAAAATTTAAACTATCTTTTTGATTATTGGTTAAATAATACATACAAGTTGATGGAAACATTATAAATTTATTATTTGTAAGTTCTATGTCCCAACTTCTACCTTTACGTCTATTGTCATTATAATGCACTCGCACTTTGCAATCTTTTACATTTACACCATATAATAATGTATAATCAGGAGAGTTACGTAAATCTACAGGGTCTATGTTTAATAATGGAATTGTTATTTCTTCAGGCTTATATGTGTTGCCCCAAGTTTCTTTGTTTACTAATGTAAATCCATACTCTAAATGAATATGTTCCCTTAAATATGTAGTTAACATATCCCAGGTTTTAGAAAACGGAAAGTCTTTATTTAATACATTAGATTGTAAAATATCTTTTTGTAATTTATCTCTATCAATATCCCAACCTTTAGGCATATCAACATTACCAAAAAATAAAGCTTGTTCAGATAAAATTATCTTTTGCATATCACCACTTATGCCATAAGTTTTTATTTTATTCCATTAGATTTTTCAAATCCCAAGACTGGCCCTCTTCATTCCACTCATAAACCCAACTATGAGTAGCAGGCGTATTTTCATCTGCTGGTGTGTTTTGTGCTTCTTGTTCAGCTGTTAATGCAGGAGCATCACCGATTGGTGATTTCCAACCAGCTGTTGCTACATCTTTTACCCATGATGGATAAGGAGATTTAGGCCAAAAAATATTATTATCTTCATCCCAAGTATAACCTATACCTGCATAATTTCCTCTAAGTGCTTTTGAATTATCACCTGAACTATGTTTGTTACTTGCTGTATTGTAAGATGTTTGAATCCACATTTGTGCTGGCCAATTATTGTGTCTTTCTAAATATTGTTGACCTACTGCTTCGTCCTCAACACCATCAGCATTTAACATATCTTTGTTATCAAGTGTTAATACTTGAATAACTTTTCCGTTAGCTCCTAGTTTTGCAAAGTGTGCCATAATTAACTCCTATTATACATTATTAAATTTATTCATTCAACTACTGGAATTTATATCTTATTATTACAATTCCACTACCACCATTACCACCACCAAAAGCTTCATTACCTGCTCCGCCACCACCTGTATTTACAGTTCCTGGAGTTTTAGTAGATGCAACACCATTTGCTCCACCACCTTGTCCTCCGTTAGAAGTAGATTGACCACCTCTTGATGGACTTGGGCCACCACCGCCACCACCTGCAAAATATCTTGTTGATGATGTTGCTCCAGGCGTACCATAACTTGGTGCCGTTGGACCGAAAACAGTGTCAGCAACAAAAGAACCATCTCCTCCATCACCACCTTGTGATGGGTTAAATGTTCCACCTCTTGGTGGACCTCCTGATCCACTTGATTGTATTGCAGCAAAACCTGCACCACCACCGCCTCCACCTGGAGGAGGGAATGGAGGACCACTACCTGATCCTGGATTTCCTTGTGGAGGTGATACTGAGGGTGAGTTTCCTGTACCCTGCGTATTTTGATGAGCTCCACCTCCAGATCCACCTGGACCACCTTCACTACCTTTTCCACCAAAACCTCCACCTGTAGATGTAATCGTTGAAAAAACTGAATCATTACCTTTTGCTCCTGGACCTGTTGGACCACCTGGACCACAAGGTGTATGACCTGCACCACCTCCACCAACTGTAATCGGATAACCTTGAACTGAAACTGGTAAATTAGTAGGGGCTACTAATGGTGACATTGTTGGAGCAGGGACACAACCTGCTGAATTAGATAATCTCATACCACCTGCACCTGCACCGCCACCACCATCGGGACCTGTGCCTTTGGCACCACCACCGCCTCCAGCGACAACCACATAATCTACTTTGTCACTACCGGCAGGATTACCAACAGCAGAAACACAAAAAGTTCCTGGACTTGTAAATATGTGAGTTTTGAAATTTCCATTTGTTAACGTTGCATTACCGCCTGTAGCAGCAACAAAAGTTGCTCCAATTCGTGAAGTCGTATCATCATTAATTAAAGACCAACCTTTTGTTGAATCCATAAAAACAACAGTAACAGATAAACCTGAGACATCTAAATCTGTGTCAGAAGCTGCGCCATCCATATTAGAGCCATTTCTAGCAAGTGTAACTTTGTTATTTCCAAAATTTCTAGCATAATCTTTAATAGCAACCACGTTACCAGCACTCGGAGAGGATGGTAGTGTAACTGTTATTGTTCCACTAGAAGTATCAACAAAATAACCTTCATTACTGACTGCTGCAAAATCTCCTGTTTTAATTGATGTTTGCCAGCTTATTCCTCCAGTTGAACCAAATCCTGATTGACTTGCTCCTGAAGCTAATGAAATTGTAGCACCGCAACGACCTAATGTTACTGTTGTTGCATCTACTACAACAGTTTTACCTGCTCCACCACCAATTGTAGCTGTGCATCCTGATCTTTGTTCTAATTTATTTACTTTAACTGTACTCATAATTTACCTAATTCTGAAATTTATATTTTATTAATACTATACCAGACCCTCCATTGCCTGCTACAGGAGAGCAATTTGCATTACCATTTCCTCCTCCACCACCACCAGTATTATCTGTACCATTGCCTCCTGGAGTTCCGCTTCCACCACCATAAGGGGCTGCTGCTCCTCCGCCCGTGCCTCCACCACCGTTGCCTCCTGTGGGTGCAACATAAGTTGGATGAGATTGAGCACCTCCTCCTCCACCACCAGAGAAAAAATTTGAATCACCAAAACCTGGACCAAAGGTAGGAGATACATCTGTTCCATTACCGCCAGGTCCCCCATTACCTGCTGATGCAAAATTAGATCCTACTGCACCTGCACCACCTCCACCTCCGCCACCACCTTGGCATTGAGGAGTTCCATCACCAGCTCCGCCTGCTGTTCCTTGAGGTGGACTTACTGGGGGCGTATTACCTGCCCCACCAGTAGTATCGGAACCATTTGCTCCGCTTCCACCGCCACCTGAACCACCAGCAGTACCTGGATTACCAGGAGTTGAATAACCTCCACCTCCGCCACCACCAGCACTTGAATTACATTTAAAAGTAGTAGTGCCTCCTTGAGCACCATTTCCAGGAGAACCTTTAGCACCTCCGCTACCTACTGTAACAGGAAAAGCTCCTGCACCTATTGGTTGAGAAGTAAGTAATCTTAATCCTCCGGCACCACCACCGCCACCAGCAGTGCTTCCACCACCTCCTCCGCCTGCAACAATTAAGTAATCAACTGTATTTGAACCTGAGGGACTTCCTGCAGCAGATACACAAAAAGATCCTGGTCCTGTAAATTTATGAATTCTAAAATCACCAAAAGTTGATTGTGTTCCACCTGTTGCTGTAACATAATTACTACCAGTATCGGCAAAAACATTATCTTGAATAGATCTCCAACCTATTGTGCCATCAATATAAACTAAAGTTAATCCTTCACCCTCTGTACTTAATACGATGGCTCCTGTTCCTCCATTAATTTTTTCTGTACCGTTTGGTTGAACTGTTAAAGCAGCTGTATCAAATGTATTTCTATAATCTTGAAAAGAAACAATAGCTCCAGCAGATCCTGCTGGTAGGTTTGCTATAACAGCACCACCGTTTGTGTCAACAAAAAATCCTTGGCCACTAACTGCTGTGAATGTAGTTGTTTTAATTGATCCTGTTTGCCAATCTACTGTTCCTGTTCTACCAAAACCTGTTTGCGATGCACCTGATGCAAGAGCAACTGTATCACCACTTTTACCTAATGTGATTGTAGAACCACATTTGACAACCATGTTGTTGCCACCTTGATCTGTTATATTATCTACTTTAATTTTACTTGTCATAATTAATTCTGAAATTTATATCTTATTACTACTATACCTGATCCTCCATTAAGTGGTCCAGTATTACTACCTCTTGCACCAGCTGCACCACCACCAGTATTAGCCGTTCCTGCTCCACCTCCACAAGCAGATCCAGAAGCTGTGCCACCTCCACCTTTACCACCAGCTTGACCAGCTGAACCACCTCTGCATATACCACCTCCACCACCAGCATAATATCTAAATGAACCACAAGGTTGACCATTTGCACCAAAAGCTGTTGGTAATCCACCGCCAATACCACCTATTTCAGGGTTTTGTCCACCAGCTGCCATAGCACCACCCCCACCACCACCATTAATGGCTGGAGCACCACCACAACTAGCAGGATAAGGATTATGTCTGCCACCTGGATTTCCTTGTGATGGACTTACAGGAGGAGTGTTACCTGCACCTGCGTCTTGTGTTACAGAACCGTTTGAACTTTGTGAACCTGCTCCAGATCCACCAGAATCACCAGATGTTGGAAAACCCGGAGTAGTTGGACTTTGAGCACTTCCACCACCAGCACTTGTAATTGTTGAAAATATTGAAGGCGTACCTGCTACTCCAGGACCAGCACTACCTGATCCACCTGGATTAGAAGCACCTGCTCCAACTTGAATTGGATAACCTTGAACTGAAACTGGTAAAGCTGCGGGTCCTGCTAAAGGTTTAGCTGGATATGTTAAAGGTGCAATAGTAGGAGATGCAAATCTAAAACCACCTGCACCACCTCCTGATCCTCCACCAGAACAACCACCGCCTGCTCCTCCGCCTGCTACTACTAAATATTCTACTGTAGTTGAACCTCCAGGAGTTCCTGCATTAGATACACAAAATGTGCCAGGGCCTGTAAACGTATGAATTTTAAAATCTCCACACTCTGTTTGTGTTCCACCTGTGGCTGTAACATAAGAGGATGCTCTAATATTAGAAGTAGAATCTTGAACGTTAATCCAACCTTGTGTTGAATCTACAAATAAAAATGTTGCTGATTGACCCTCTGTGTTTAAAACTACATCAGCGTTTACACCACCTATTTTATCGGTGCCATTTGGTGAAATGGTTAAAGCATTGTTTTGAAAAGTAGCAGCGTAATCTGCAACAGCTACTATAGCACCTGCTGATCCAGCTGGTAAAGTTACAGTAAGAGCTCCACTGGTAGTATTCATAAAATAACCTCTACCAGCTGCAGCTGCAAAACTACCTGTTTGAGGAGTTGTTTCCCATTTAACAGCACCTATACCACCAGTAAATGCAGCACCAGTGCCTAAACTAACTGTGTCGTTGTTAGCTCCTAATGTTAAATTAGTTCCGCATTGTGGTTCTATTGTATTTACTTCTATTTTACTCATTAAACTATTACTAATGTTCCTGTTATTGTTTGAGTTCCTGTAATTGTTACAGGTCCTGCTAAAACTCCTGAATCTAATGTTTGATCTTGTGAAATAGTCGCTGATTGATTCATTACAAAATCTTGTGCTGCCATTCCAGGTGATGGTGTTCTGTTAGCTGGTATGGTGCAAAAAACGTCTTTTGTTCCTGCAGAAAAATCAACTAAATTGTTAGAGTTTGTTGAGGATAAAACAGTTTGTCTTGATAAAGTATCTGGACTAGCGTCTGTGACAGTGCCTATACCAACTTCAAATTCATCGTTACTAGCAAGAGTAATACAATAAAATGTTTGATTACCCGTGCCTATACCAGCAACGAATCCTATAAAATCTTGAGACGCACCCGCTAGATTTATTGTTCCTGTTCCAGTTGAGGTTGTTGTCTCTTTTACTCTATCATTAATGACAAGAGCCATCTAACCTCCTTAACTACTTATTCTTAAAATTGCATTAGTAGAATTAAATGTTGGAAACTGAACTGTAAAAGTACCTGCAGTTGCAGTTTTGTCTCCACCAAAATCTAATACAGCTACAGCTTTATTACTGTTTGATGTATTATAAATTAATGCTCCTCTTGCAACTAATGTAACACCTGTAAATGATAATTCTGCAAAATCTACAATTGCAACTGTTGTATCTAACGATGTTTGTTGACCAGTTAATGCACCACCACCTGAAGTGTATTGACCAGTATTACCAACTTCTTGTGAAGTTGTGAAAGATGTAGTCGCTGCAGATAAATTTGCTGAACTATTATATAGTGCTAATTTAAAAACGTCTCCGCCTGATTGAAATTCATGTCCACCCTCTAAGAGTTCTTTCTTAAAAGAGCTACATACTGCTTGTGCTATTGCCATAATTTTTACTCCTTAATAAATTGTGTTAGGTGATGGAGAATCAATTTTAACTCTTGGTACCCCATCATCATATTCAGCCCTTCTACGTCTACCCATTTGCTGCATCGCAAAGGCCTGTATAGCTTCATTATACCTAGATTTATACAAATTGTACATATCCTGCGGTCCTTTTAAAAAACTATATGCCTCTGTCAAAACACCATATAAA